AGCAGTGGTGCATATACACCTGCGGCCAATGCGTTTACTTTATCATTTAATGTTACCACAGGTAATATAGTTGTTAAAGTTCCATACATCAATGGGTATGGTGCCAAGACCTATATCAACAGTATCAAAGTCAACAACACCATCAGCAACTCAAGTGGTAATATTGGCATACACGTGGCCAATACCTATGTCAACGGTGACCTATTAGAATATACAGTTTACGAGCACGTGATCAACGAACGTCAGAGCTTGAGTCAAGCCCTGCGTCCATCAGCGGATAACATATAATGGCAGCCTTACAACAATATTTTTATGATGGTCAGATTGAGCGATTCCTTGCCCAGTTCATTCGCATGGTAAGCGGGTTCCAAGTTGAATTTGGTGCCGACCGTAGTGGTAACAAAACTCTACAGCGTGTGCCTGTTTACTATGGTGACGGTAGTCGTCAAGTAGCGGCTATTATTAATAACATGAGTGAAAATGCCTTACCAACTACTCCAGCGATGACTGTGTATGTCAATGGTATTACCTATGATCGAGATCGTGTGCAGGATCCTACATTCGTTGGTAAGATGAATATCCGTCAACGTTATTACAACGAAGACACACAGGAATTTGAAAATCGCCAAGGCAATGCTTTTACTATCGAACGTGCGATGCCTGTGCCTTATACTATAGATTTAAAATTAGATGTTTGGACAAGTAATACCAAACAGAAACTACAGTTATTAGAACAGCTGATGGTCCTGTTTAATCCGGGCATGGAAATACAATCAACAGACAACTATATTGATTGGACCAGTTTAAGCGTGGTTTATTTAGAAAGCCCAACTTGGACTAGCCGTAGCGTGCCAATCGGAACAGAAAATAATATCGATGTTGCTACACTTACTTTTAAATTACCGATATGGATCAGTCCACCGGCCAAGGTTAAAAAACTTGGCGTTATACAAAAAATTATCGCCAGCATACACGATGCAGATGGTAATCTCAGTGATGCAGTTTATAATGACACTAACTTATTAGGTAATCGTCAATACTTTACACCATTGATGTATGGTGTATTGTTGATCGGTAACCAATTGACTTTATTAAAAATACAAGATGTTGAAACACCGCGTGAACCTACACTCAGCACGCCAACTAAGATTGGCACCCGTGATGTTTGGCGAAACCTCGTCAATGTCTATGGTGTATTAGAAAATGGTGTTAGCCAGGTAAGATTACTTCAAGAAGACGGTATTACCGAAGTCATTGGAACTGTTAGTTATCACCCAACTGATGACAGTCTATTGATATTTAATGTAGATGTAGACACCACCCCTGGCAACACATTAGATCCAATCAATGCTATCATTGACCCACGCAAGGTCACTGTCAACGGCGATATTACTTCTCCCAGCACAGGCACTAGATATTTGATATTAGATGCTATTGGTAGTTTCGATACCACTAATGGTGATGGTCCGGCAGCCTGGCATGGTGCAGATGGTCAAGATCTAGTAGCCAATGCCAATGACATCATACAATACAATGGTAGCCATTGGTATGTTTCATTTGACAGCCAGACCCAAACGAGTTTACAATATGTAAGTAACTTAACGACCACTACTCAATATAAATGGAATGGAACCCAATGGGTAAAAAGCTGGGAAGGCGAATACAAGGAAGGACTTTGGACACTGGTCATATAGAAGGTGTTGGCACCTTTATCTACGCAACATCAACTGGACGCTATCTATTCTTATTACGTGATACCAGCAAATATAGTGGTACTTGGGGCTTAGCCGGTGGAAAGATCGACACTGGTGAACAATTACTAACATCACTGCATAGAGAACTCAATGAAGAACTTGGTTACGATTTTGTTGATGTCAAAGTTATTCCCATAGAAAAATTTACCAGTGACAATGGTCACTTCAGTTATAATACTTTCCTCATACCCGTAGAAGAAGAATTCACTCCAGTATTAAACTACGAACATCGTGGATATTGTTGGGTCTGTTTAGAAGATCATCCTAAACCCCTACACCCAGGAGTATGGCGAACTATTAATTTTTCAGCTGTGGTAGATAAGATTAAAACTTTAGAAACGGTGTTATAGATCAGTTTCTAAAACAAAGTCTCTGTGACTGATCTGGCGGAAGTTTAGGCAATATTTGTGACTTTCTGGAACTGTGCTACGTCCACACGGTGTAACCCAAATGAAGTCAACATCATCATATAGATTAAATAACTCAATCCTATTTGTCACCCATTTGTCACTTAATATATCAACATCAAGGGCATCATAGCCATTGGTGCCAGCATAGACGTTAAAGTTATAGTTTTCAGTATCTTGTTCATCAAATCCCAATAGATAGATACGTTTATGTCCGTCAAATGCTGCGATGTAGGCCGCGGTAGTGCCTGAATCAGCATAGGGATTGTAAGGGATTAGATAAAATTTACCTGGATATTCTAATAGATGCAGAGCATTAGTATAGACTATATTATTTTTAATGTATTCACTACCAGCTAGTTCTTCAACTATACCATCACCGCCAGCTACTAAAAAGTCTGGAGTGAAGTCTCTGTATAGGGCATTACATCCATAAGTCTGTAGAGTATCTGCACCAAGCAGGCCACTGGACTTTTTAAGATTTTGTAGATCAAACTCTAATCTCGTAGGACTGTTGCCAACGACCACAGCACGGTTACTGATTTGATTATTGGTAACGGCATTAGGAACAGTTTCTACAGTTTCGTACCAACGTGTCCCTTCCTTCTTGCGTTCAACAATAATGTCTTCGCCGGTGTAGTCCTTGCGATAATTTTTGGCTACTTTTAACATTGATCACCTATTATACTATGAATGTACCAAATGCTTTAACATTGGCTTGTACCACTGATGCAGCTATTACGCCTGTATAGTAAACTTGGACATTGCCTGCCAGCACGTTTGCACTTAAAACGCCCATGGCATAGCCATTATTAACTATACCATATGTAGAAATATAAGCATTTCCAGAACCATCGGTAACTACTTGAGCTTCGTAAGTTTCTACGTTGCCTGTAGCACCACTACCTCTCTTAGCCGAAACTATAAATTTACTGCTGGTAAATGTTGTTTGGCTACGAGTAGCGATCACATATGGTGTATTGTTAGCCGCGATATTAACCGCTGTCTGTGTATAGACGATGTCTGTGCCGTTAAGTAAATTAAAGTCACCGGCCGTATCGACTAATGTTCGTTGGATTGTACCACCATCGCTGGTTCCTGTATATTGGCTTACACCAGTGTCATCGGTAATAAGTTGATTAAGACCATTACCGTTGGTGAGTGAGCTGACTGTCGCTGTTGTTGCTAATACGCGAACATCAATGACGTCATCTGGTGCTGGTGGTTCTGTAAATGTCATCGTTGTACCGCTTACACTGTAGGCCAGTGTTGGGAACTGCATGACACCGTTAATGCTTACGATCGTAGATGCAGTAGTAGCATTAGCTTGTAAGGTAAATGTGGTATTAGTTCCATCAACGTTACCATACCCAGCTGCTATGTTACCTGAATATTGGCGATCACTGATGACCGTAAATACTGAACCCGCAATGTTCCAAGTAGTACCATCATAGAATTCAAGTGAATTAGTTGTGCTGTTGAAACGTACCATACCTGCTACATCATTGCCGCCTTGGCTACTTGGTCGTGCACCAGTTGGACCAACTGGTACCATCATTGACGTCGCACCGCTGACTTTAAATATCGCACCTGGTTGGACTGTTAGATTGCCACCACCAACTATCACTGTTTCTGTTATTCCTGCTACAGTATTACCTGTGGCTCCATATAATACAACATTGCCATTAAAGCTATTAACTCTAAATGCTTGACCTTGTTGATTTGTAGTATTAATATTTGCGCTGATACCAAGTGTGAAACTCTTATTAACTGCAACACCACCAGCTACGATTAACGCACCAGTAGTCAATGAGCTTGAATCTGTTGCTAAGTTAGCAAAAATTACGCCAGTTGCACCAATTGCACTAGTATCTACACGTGATGCGCTCACGTTACCAGTTGTATTAATAAGTCCGCTTGAGTTGACAGCCGCTACTGTTGAAGTTCCAGTTACATTTAGTGTGGCGGCATTGACTGCAGAAGCACTTACGTTTGCTGTGGTATTAATAAATCCACTTGAGTTGATAGCTGCCGCAGTGGTAGTGCTGTTGATTGTTAGGGTGTTGAGTATGCCACCTGCAGCTAGAATGTTAGCTGATAGATTAATGCTGGCACCAGTGAATGCAGTAGCTGCGTTACCAATGAATCCTGAACTTATTTGACCAGCAGTAACAGTTGTGAATGTGCCATCTGCCGCTGTGACATTACCAATTACTGTATTTTGTATACCTGAGCCTACGTATAGTGCACCAGTTATACCTGCACCACCTAGTACCTGTAGTGCACCTGATGTAGCGTTGGTTGCTGGGTTACCATTGACTAGAGATAAATTACCAGCTTTGATCGGATCCCATACTGTTCCTGCAGAAAATACCACAGTATCAGTGCCTGGTTCTGCGGTATTACTAAAGAATTTCCATGTGTTGTCTACATTGTCACGCACCACTCCAGTGAATTGTGTAGAGTTAGCTAGTGTTGATAAGCCAGGTCCAGTAAATTTTGAATAAAA